CCACTCTTTTGTTCGAGGAGTTAAGCCTTTCCATGACGACCAATCTTGACCGCCATTGGTCATATAATACGTTATCTCTGCGTTGATTGCTGGATCAAATAACGAATAGTTACTGTCCAGTTTGAATTTTTCTTTACGATCATTACCTAGGTTTCCCAACATGTTAATCTGAAAAATTCCATAGGAACTGTCTCCAGTTTTCCTGTTGCCGTTATAAGCCATTGGGCGTCCATTAGACTCCTTTTTAGCTACAGCCCACGCCATTTTAAGGGCGCTACCCTCAAAGCCTACAGCCTTGAGAAGTTCAACCAATTCTTTGTCTGTTAAAGACTCTGATGGTTTCCACACAGTATTGCTGAATTGCTCCAGCTTTTCCTTGTTAAGTTGTGCTTCGGTTTTTACATCTGGTTTTACAACCAGAGCAGATGCTGATTGAATTATTTCTGGTTGACCAGCAAATAAAAACAATACAAACACTGATATTGCAACATAGTGATGTAAAACATCGCTAAGTTTTTGTTTTATATTCTCCATAGGCATTTCCTCCAATAGAGATAACGAACTATAAGAATACCATTAAAAAGTTTAATCTGTCAACCTGGCACATATAGTATTATTGTTCTAGTTAACTAATAATAAAATGGTTTTTATTGGCTTTTTATTAATGCTCTTCCTATGTTTAAAAAAGTTTGGTAGAATAGGACTCTACTTAAATTAAATTATACCGCTAGGCGGAGAAAAAGGTACTATAATTGTCAAATACTATTGCAAACCCGTATGAAAATTTTATTGCGTTATCACGTTACGCTAGATGGATTCCAGAAGAGAACCGTCGTGAAACGTGGGGTGAAACGGTGGATAGATATTTTGGCTTTATGCTAAACCACTTGAAAGAAAATTATAATTACATTCCAACTGAAAAGCTTGTAGCGGAATTAAAAGACGGTGTATTTAAAAGAAACGTTATGCCCTCTATGCGCTCCGTAATGACTTCAGGAGCAGCATTAGAAAGAGATAATGTAGCAGGCTACAATTGTTCATTTGTACCAGTTGATTCGCCAAGATCTTTTGATGAAACCATGTATATTCTTATGTGCGGAACAGGTGTTGGTTTTTCTGTTGAATATAAGTATATTAACAAGCTTCCTTCCGTCCCAGAAACATTTGAAAAGTCTACAACAGTAATTACAGTAGAAGATTCAAAGCAAGGTTGGGCAAAAGCTTACCGTGAGCTTCTTGCATTACTTTGGTCAGGACAAATTCCAGCAGTTGATGTTTCAAAGGTTCGCCCAGCTGGCGCACGTTTAAAAACAATGGGAGGCAGATCTTCAGGTCCTCAACCTTTGGTCAATCTTTTTGATTTTACAATCGCAAAGTTTAAATCAGCAGCAGGAAGAAACTTAAAGCCCATAGAGGCGCATGACATTATGTGCAAAATTGGTGAAGTTGTTGTTGTTGGAGGGGTTCGTCGATCAGCTATGATTTCTCTTTCAAATATTAACGATATTGAAATGGCCGCAGCTAAATCAGGAAACTGGTGGGAAAACAATACGCAACGTGCTCTTTCAAATAACTCTGTAGCTTATTCTCGCAAGCCAGACATGGAACAATTTATTGCAGAATGGAAATCCCTTTATGATTCAAAATCAGGAGAGCGTGGAATATATAATGTTGCAGCAGCTCAAAAGCAAGCCTCAAAGTATGGACGAAGAGATCCAGAAATTCATTACGGAACAAACCCTTGCTCAGAAATTATTTTGCGTCCTTATCAATTTTGTAATCTTTCAGAAGTCGTACTACGTGAAAGCGATACAAAGAAAGATATTGAGCGCAAAGTTGAGCTTGCAACAATCCTTGGAACCTGGCAAGCAACATTAACAGATTTTAAGTATCTTAGAAAAATTTGGAAAGATAACACAGAAGAGGAAAGGCTTTTGGGCGTTTCCCTTACTGGACAGTTTGGTCATAAGTTTATGTCTGGAAAAGAAGACATGGTTGCATTAGAGGCTTTTTTAATGTCTATGCGTGAAAAAGCAAGAGACACAAATAAAGAAGAGGCTAGCAAGATAGGAATTCCAGAGTCAGCAGCAATTACATGCGTAAAACCTTCTGGAACAGTATCTCAGCTTGTAGGAGTATCTTCAGGAATGCATCCATGGCATTCTCCATACTACATTCGAACAGTTCGTGGATCTAAAGGAGATCCTATTTCTGTTTTTTTAAAAGAAGTTGGAATTCCAGTAGAAGATGATGTTATGAAGCCAAATGAAACTTATGTTTTTTCATTTCCAGTAAAAGCTCCAGAAGGCGCAATTGTTAGAAGCGACCTGACTGCCCTAGATCACTTAAACACTTGGTTAATTTATCAACGTGCATGGTGTGAACACAAGCCATCTATTACCGTTTCTGTAAAAGAAGATGAGTGGATGGAAGTGGGCGCCTGGGTATACAAGCACTTTGATGAAGTTTCTGGAATCTCATTTTTGCCTCATTCAGATCATACTTATAAGCAAGCCCCTTACCAAGAGGTAACCAAGGAAGAGTACGAATCCCTTGTTGCAAAAATGCCTAAAGAAATTAGATGGGAAGATCTATCTTTTTATGAAACAGAAGATGGTACTTCTGTAAATGCGACACTTGCTTGCAGCTCTGATGGTAATTGCGAATTGGTAGATATTAGCGCATAGTGGTACAATAATATAATTGGGTTAAAGCCCAAAATTACTAGGCTTCCCGCCTAGAAATAAGGAGATACGATGAAGGAGACACTTATGAAGGCAGAAGAATGGTTATCAGCACTACAAAGCTACGGAAGACATTTCTTGGTATTGGCAGTTGCTCAATATGCTTACTTAGTTCAAAATAATGAAGTCCCAACTCTGCAAAACTTAGTTTTGCCAGCCCTGGTAGCAGTTATTGGACCAGCATTAAAAGCGGTAAATCCAAACAATTTAGAGTTTGGCTTTAAAGCTAAGAAATAGTAGTCGATTAGAAATACTCCTGTGCTAAAATTAGTACAGGAGTATTCCTATTTAGGAGACTATAATTAATGGCAGCACAAAAAAATTTTGAGGTCGATCAAAATGCTACTTTCTCATTTGAAGTTCAGTATCTTGACGAAGATCAAAACCCAATTCAACTTAATTCTCATACTGCAAAATTGCAAGTTAGAGATACACAAGGTGGTAAGAAGCTAGCCTTTACCCTGACAGAAACTGATGGAATTGTAATTAATCCAACTTTAGGAAAGTTGCAAATTTCTATTTCAGCTGAAAGAACAAATAATATGTTTTATCCAAAATCAGCATATGATTTAGTTATAGTTGATCCAAGTGTTAACAAGACTAGATTGCTAGAAGGGTATATGACCTTAAATAGGTCTGTGACGATATAGTGGCAACCCGCTTAATAGTAACCGAAAATAATCCTTTAGTAGTCGTTAGAGCTTCTGGTGCCCCTGGACGTACAATTATAAGCGGAGCGGGAAATCCAAACAATAACTTAGGCGTACCTGGAGATTTTTATTTTGATACATCAACGACAAGATTCTGGGGTCCAAAAGATTCTCAGACAAATACGTGGAATATAGCTCAAAGTTTTATTCTGGATAAGCCAATATCGTTATCCTACTCTTGGGAAATGTCTCAAATAACTGGACCAGTAAATGGGATCTATTCTATCGTAATAAATCATAATTTGGGATTTAGCCCTAATGTGACAGTCAAATCTAGTGCAGGCGACATATTAGAGACAGGAATAGACTATAATAGTACTAATCAAATAACACTGACAATGGCTCAACCATTCTCAGGGACAGCGCACCTGTCATAAGGAGATAGCAAATGGCAAGAAAATTTTTAGTTAGCGTTGATCTCAATAAAAACGAGTTGCTCAATGCTAGAATCCAAAACTTAGGCGCAGCGCCTTCTAGTCCAGTATCTGGACAAATTTATTATGATACATCTAATCAAACGATGTACTACTACAATGGATTGTCTTCACCTAACGGTCCATGGATGCCAATGTCTGGCTCCACAGAAGTTATTCAGGATGCTATTGGTTCATCTGTACTTGCTGGAACAGCGCTTACTTCAACATACGATGATGCCGCAGGAACAACAACATTAAAATTAAATGACACCGCAGTTACAGCTGGATCATATGGATCAACAACAGCAATTCCTACATTTACAGTTGACGCACAAGGTCGTTTGACTGCAGCAGGAACAGTAGATGTAGCAACTAATCTTTCAATTGCTGGAGATACTGGAACAGACACAGTAGATTTGCTTGTAGACACACTTACAGTATCTGGCGGAGAAGGAATTGATGTAGCAGTAACAAATAATACAATTACAGTTTCTGCAGAAGATGCAACTTATACCAACAAGGGTGTTGCTTCATTTAACTCAACAGATTTTACAGTTACATCAGGAGCTGTATCCCTAAATAAAGATCCAGTAATTACTCTTTCAGGAGATGTAACTGGTTCGGCAGTAATGACAAACCTGGGCGATGTTGAAATTACAACAACAGTTGAACCAAATTCAGTAGAGCTTGGAACAGACACTACTGGAAGCTATATATCAACAATTGCTGGTACAGCTGGAGAAATTACAGTATCAGGTTCTGGTTCAGAATCAGCAGCAGTAACTATTGGTTTGCCAGATGACGTAACAATTGCAGGTACTCTTACAATTAACGGAAACCTTGACGTACAAGGTTCAATTAACTCAATAAGCACAACTGAAGTTAATATTGTTGATAACAAAGTTGTACTAAATACAAATGTAACTGATGCTCCTTTAGCAGATGCTGGATTAAAGGTAAACCGTGGAACATCTGCAGATGTAGAAGTTTTATGGAATGAAACATCAGATCAGTGGACATTAACAAATGATGGCACAAACTATCATGAAATAACAAGAAAGTATAAGACCACACTAAATACATCAGAAACATCTTATACAGTTACACATAATTTAGGCACAAAAGATACAGTAGTTTCTATTTACGAAGTTGCCTCCCCATTTGCAGAAGTACTTGCAGATGTTGAGCACACATCGGATTCAGCTGTAACTATTAAGTTTGCAGTTGCACCAGCATCTGGAGAATATAGAGTCGTTGTAATAGGATAAGGATTTTAAATGGCTAAAAAGTTTAAGTCCCTACTCAATCTACTTACACTTACAGAAGATCCACTTGTTGGATCATCTGGAGATGTGTATTTTAATGTTACAAGCAAAAACATTAAGATATACAACGGTAGTATTTGGGTTGACTTGACTCCAGCTTCTGACGATCCCGCCCCATTTTACATGCACACTCACTCTTACGATGGAGATGTTCACACAATTGACCTAAAAGAAACTATTGACTTTTCTAATATTAACGAAAACGCTAATGTTGAAGAAAATATTCCTGTTATAATTGGCCTTGACGGCGGCGGCCCAAATGATGAGGTATTAAATCCAAATCTTAAAAGAATGTCTTTGATAAATGGAGGAGAGCCAGATTCTACATATTACCCAGAATCTGAATACCAACTCATTCTTGGCGGGGACTCTATTTCAGGATACTCATCAACAATAAATAGTGGAAATTCTAATTCACAATACTCATTAACAATAGATGGAGGAAATTCAAGTGGCAACTAGAATTCAATTAAGAAGAGATATAGACGATGATTGGTTTAGAGATAATCCAACACTTTATGCTGGAGAAATTGCAATATCTTTAGATTTAAATACATTTAAAATCGGAGATGGAAGCACCCCATGGAGAGAACTTGACTATGCTCTTTCAGGTACACTAGAAGAATACATTGCCCTTAGCACAAAAGGTGTTGCAAACGGAGTAGCCTCTCTTGACGGAGCAGGATTAATACCTTTGGCTCAGCTTCCAGGTGGAGCAGCACTTGATGCAGAAGTAGCTACAGCAGTTACTAAC